CCCCCCCTGCCTTTTCGTCCTGTTTATCCCCGAGCATGGTTGAAACCGTCCACAAAGGCCCAATGACTGGTAATCTCTAGAAAATGAAACTAGAACTGGTAGAAAATCCGCCACCCCTTACGGGGGCTGTCAGGCCTCGATTACATACGCCCTGGCTGGAAGGCGAATCTAAGGTAGATGCCATAATTAAACTAGCTGAGTTAATTGGCCAGCCCCTTTTAGAGTGGCAGATTGTAATCCTGCGAGATATGTGCGCCGTAGATGAAAACGATCAATTTATAAAAAAATCTAGCTTGTTAGTTTGCAGCCGCCAGTCCGGTAAAAGCCACGTTCTGCGTATGCGCGTACTAGCTGGGCTGTTCTATTTTGGCGAGATGAATATTCTTATTATGAGTTCGCAGATGCTCATGGCGTCTAAGTCGCTTGAGATCATGGCAGGCATTATTGATCGTAATGAGTTTCTACGCAGCCAGGTAAAGGGCGGCAATATTGAAAAAGCCTACAAGCGCACTAATGGCAATAACCGCATTATCCTAGAATCAGGTGCAGAGGTGCGCGTAGTAGCTGCGACTGCAGACTCTAGCCGTGGATTAACGGCCGATGTAGTTTGGATCGATGAGCTGCGCCATGTCGGTACAGAAGCCATGGATGCCGTAAAAAGTACAACCCTAACGCGCCCTAATTCGCAGCGGTTTTATACATCTAATGCTGGTTTTAAGGATAGCCATGTCCTAAATGACATGCGCGAAAGATCGTTAAACAAGCCGCCTAAGTCGGTGGGCTATTACGAGTACAGCGCGCACGATGGCTGCGACATCTGGGATCGATCCGCTTGGGCAATGGCTAACCCGTCTTTGGGTTACCTAATTACCGAGGCCGCGATTGAGGAGATAGTAGCTACATCGGATTACAGCGCGGTAATGACTGAGAACTTATGCAAGTGGGTAGGCACGGATCTATCGCCGTGGACTCCTGGCAGCTGGGATGAGTGCGCCGATCCTGATCTTATTCTGTCGCCTGGCATGTATTCGATGTTTGCCTTTGACATTGAGCCACACTCTAAACGTCACGCAGCTCTAATGGCTGGCGCAATCTTGCCCGATGGCCGCATAGGTATCAGCCTGGTTAAAACGTGGGAATCGGATCGCGCTATTGATGAGCTAAAAATTGCCGTAGATATAAAGGCTTACTGCGATGAGTGGATGCCTAAGCAAGTGCTGTTCGACAAATATACCGGGCAGGCTATTGCCGATCGCCTGCATAATTCTGGCGTAAAAATTGAGGACTGCTCAGGGTCGCAGTTCTATGTTGCCTGCCAGACGTTTAAAGATTACATAGATAACAAGCGCGTAGTACACGGCAATCAAGAATTTTTAAATGAGTCTATGGATAACGTAGCTGCTAAAAGTAACGATCAAGCGTGGCGCATTATCCGTAAACGATCCAGCGGCAGCGTAGCCGCGCCGATCAGCGCAGCCATGCTAGTCATGCACCTATCTAAGCCATTACAAGAAGCCAAGATATACGCGTAGCGACACGCCGAGCAGAATCGGTAATGTGCTTGACAATTTGAGAAAATCCCACTTATGGGATTACTGGAAACTTTAGGCTTTAAGGGTAAGGCAGAGGTAACTGCCCAATATGCGCCTGCCATTATGGATAGTACTTATGGTGCTGGCATGTACAGCTATAACAGCGGCCTATCTAATTATGGTTATGGCGTTGCTATTGATCGCAATTTAGCACTCCAGGTTGCAAGTGTTAGTCGCTGCCGAAATTTAATCGCAGGCGTTATATCCAGCATCGATCTTGGCTTATACAAAAAATCTACAGGTAAAAAATTAGAAAGCCCGCTATGGCTAGATCAAATGGATATTCGCCAACCGCTTAGCGTGACCCTGGCATATCTAGTTGACGCGTTGCTGTTCTACGGCGTGGGCTATCTAAAAGTCCAGTCAATTTATTTTGATGACCAACGCCCATCAGGTTTTGAATTTGTACCTAACACACGCGTTACAGTAACTACGAATAAGTACGGCGATGAAGTTGAGTATTACTCAGTAAATGGTGAACGCGTACCGATGTCCGGTATTGGTTCGCTAGTTACATTTCAATCGTTACTACCTGGAGTATTGCAAACTGGCGGCCGCACAATACAAGCTGCGTTAGATATACAAAAGGCTGCAGCAGTTGCAGCAGCTACGCCAATGGCAACTACGATCTTAAAAAATACCGGTGCCGATCTACCAGAGGCACAGATCCAAGGCTTACTAGCTGCGTGGAAAGCCGCGCGTAATAATCGCAGTACCGCATATTTGACTAGCACTTTAGAAGCGCAAAATATTGGCTTTAGCCCTAAAGATATGACATATAACGAAAGTAGCCAATACCTTGCTACTGAAATTGCGCGTTTAATGAACGTGCCTGCGTATTACATAAGCGCAGATATGAATAACAGCATGACTTACCAAAATATTTTAGATGGCCGTAAAGAATTTGTTGCGTACTCATTACAGCCATTTATTAGCGCAATCGAAAATCGTTTAAGCATGGATGATCTAACTGCTCACGGCAACGTAGTGCGCTTTGCTATTGATGAAACTTTCTTACGCGCAGATACTATGGCGCGACTAGATGCAATAGAAAAAATGTTAAACCTAGGCTTAATAGATATAGGACAAGCTCAGCAGATGGAACAGCTAACACCTAACGGATCAGGAGATACTGCAAATGTTGCACTTAACGTTTAATAACGCGATCGAGGCGGCCGATACAGAACGCCGCATGATCTCAGGCAAGATCGCACCATACGGCGAAGTCGGTTACACATCCGCTGGCCCGGTTGTATTTGAAAAAGGATCTATTTCAATTCCAGATGTAACAAAAATCAAATTACTAATGCAGCATGACAGCACAAAGCCAGTAGGTCGCGCTACATATTCCAGCGATGATGAAAGTGGCATGTATGCATCGTTCAAAATTTCAAGTAGCAGCCGGGGACAGGATGCACTTGTACTAGCTCAGGAGAACCTTGTATCTGGCTTATCCGTTGGTGTGGATGTATCCGCATCGAAGCAGATGAAAGGCTACCTGTTAGTTACCGCTGCAGTCCTGAAAGAAGTAAGCCTTGTGGAGTCGGCTGCTTTTGATTCAGCGGCCGTAACTGATATTGCAGCCGCTAAAGCTGCACTAGAAGCAGCAAGTACCAAAACCACAATCATCCATACAGAGATGATTGAAACCGAAACCGAAACCGAAACCGAAAGCGAGGCAGCTGTGACTACAGCCCCTATTGATACACCGGATGTACCGGCAGAAAAACCAGTCGAGGCTGCACCAGTTCAAGCAGCTCGCCCAATTATTCGCCCATCCGTATTAGACAGCCAGACAGTACGCACACCAATCACATCTATGGGTAAGTACACAGAGCATAAGATTCAGGCTGCTTTAGGCAACCAAGATTCTATGCTTTACATTACTGCTGCAGATGATGCCTTTACAAATAATACAGCGTTCAATCCGACACAATACCTAAGCGAGTTCGTTACTAACACACGTTTCGGTACACCAACTATTGATGCATGTAGCCAAGGCGTATTGCCACCTACAGGTATGACAATTAACGTGCCTTCACTTGTGACATCTGCAGGCGGCGGTACAGGCGTAGCACCTCTTGTAACAGTCGAGGCCGAAGCAGGCAACGTACAAAATACAGGTATGGAAACCTCTTACCTAAGCGGAACTGTACAAAAATATTCAGGCATGAATACGCTATCCGTAGAATTGTTAGAAAGAGCTGGATACCCTGGCTTTTATGACGAGCTTACAACACAGCTACAAAATGCTTATTTAACAGCTATTGATACAGCTGCACTAACAGCATTACAAGCAGCAGGTACATTTGGAACTGCAACAACAGGCGACAGCGCAGGCATTATTGCTTATTCATCAGAAGCTGCATCTGCTGTTTACAAAAATACAGGTTACTTTGCACAAAACTACATTGGAAACCCAGCGCAGTACCAGGCACTATTAGGTGCTGTTGATACAACTGGTCGCCCAATTTATTCAGCAAATATGCCAATGAACGCAGCAGGCCAGGTTGCACCTTCATCAATTCGCGGAAGTGTACTGGGCTTGGATCTGTTCGTGGATAAAAATTTCACACAAACTGCGTTTGATGATAACTCAGCTGTAATCCTTGCACCAGAAGCATTTACTGTTTATCGCGGACCGCAGGCATTTATGTCTGTAAACGTAGTTTCTAACCTTCAGGTTCAGATTGCTATCTACGGCTTTATGGCAACTATTGCAAAAATGCCTAATGGCATTATTAAGTTTGCAAAGCTACCTTAAACAATAACCCTAATAGTCGGTGGGCGATTAGCCCTTTCGCCCACCGACCCCTACTAAGTAAGGAGTACCGATTATGGCAGCTACATATGTAACAGTCGCCGAGCTACGCACTAATCTTGGTATCGGTACTCTTTACTCAGATAGTACTGTCGAGGAGTGCTGCCAAGCCGCACAGGATCAAATTAACAGTTTCCTTTGGTTTGATTCTGCGCCAGTCGTGGGGACTGCATTGGTAAGCAACGTTGCCACAGTAATGTTGGCCAACCCCGGTTTATTTACAACAGGCGAAAGCGTGACCATATCCGGGGCTGGCTCGACATTTAACGGCACTTACACAATTACTGCCACGTTACCTTTTAGCACAGGCACTACAAATTTATTGCCTGCATTTAATATGCAACTTAATTATTACCAGCAACCACGCGGCTATAGTTTTATTCAATACGCCAAGGTTGCAGCCGATGAAAACTTTAGGCGCGTAGTGCCATCAGGCGCAGCTGTAGGTGCAGATACAAAGACTGCTACCTACGTTAATACAGCAAGCGTTAGACAAGCTGCGATGATCTTGGCCGTAGATATATGGCAAGCGCGCCAGGTATCCCAGACAGGCGGCGTAGGACTCGATGGCTTTAGCCCTAGCCCTTACCGCATGGGTAACAGCATGATCGGAAAAATTCGCGGATTGCTCAGCCCTTATATAAACCCGAACAGCATGGTGGGGTAAATGCCTACTGCTGCAATTACCACGCTGCGTAGCACCATCGCAACGGCTTTAACCAATAACGGAGTCTGGTCGGTATTCGCATACCCGCCTGCAACTATCTTGGCTAACAGCTGCGTGGTATTACCGGCAGATCCATACCTAACGCCTAGCAATAACAGCCAGATAACTATTTCACCCCTGGCTAATTTTAAGATTTTGCTAACTGTGCCGATGTTTGACAATCAGGGAAACCTGCAAGGCATCGAGGATTTTATTGTTGCGGCTTACACAAAATTAGCTGCATCTAATATCGTATTTAATATAACTAGCGTTAGCGCGCCTGGCGTATTAAATGCAGATAGCGGCGATCTATTAACAGCCGAATTTAATATATCCATACTAACGAGCTGGAGTTAAACCATGAGTAACGAAACTGATCTAGCTTGGCTAATTAAAGTTGGCCAAGTAAAAGAAAACGCAGCACCATCTAAAGCCACTACTAAAACAGACGAGGAATAAACAAAATGGCAATTTATTTAAATAACAATGTTGGCATTAAACTTGCCACAGCAGCCGCGCCAACAATACCTAGCATCGACATCTCGAGTTATGTAACGGCCACTACTCTTACTCAAACTTTTGACGAGCTTGAGGTCACTTCGATGGGCGATCTTTCTCATCGTTATGTTGCTGGATTGCAAGCTGCAACGTTATCTATTGATTTTCTAAATGACTGGGCAGCAGCTCAAGTTATGCAGACACTAAACGCTGCCGCTGGTCAAACTTTAGCCGTGTCAATGATTACAGTAAAAGGTACAGCTGTATCAGCTGCTAATCCTTCATACCAATTTAACATCTTGGTAAATAACCTAACACCTCTAGGTAGCGGTGGCGTAGCCGATGAAGCTATGTCTAGCCTATCTTTCACAGTCAATTCCGTTGTAACTGTATCTCCTACAGTTGCGTTTTAACCTAACTACGAAAGGGCAAAAAAATGGCTAAACTCAAAATAACAAGGGCAACAGGCGAGGTTACTGAGCATCAGATAACCCCAGCTATTGAGTTTGCCTTTGAAGCGTACAAAGGTAAAGGTTTTCATAAGGCCTTTAGAGATGATGAAAAGCAGTCTGATGTGTTTTGGCTGGCTTACGAGTGTCTAAAGCGCGCATCTGTAACAATTCCATTATTCGGTGCAGATTTCGTTGAGATGCTGGCCAAGGTGGAAGTGTTAGACGATGACCCGGAACGATAGGGCGGGATTCGTTTACTTACCTGGTCGCACGGATCAGTTTAGAAACGTCTATACCGCCCAATGATTTATTAGCACTAGATAGCAGGATGTTTAAGGCTTTATTGCAAGCGATGAAAGATCGAAATAAGGAGATCAAAAATGCCAGTAGCGGTAAAAGGCGGCATTGAACTCCGTAAAGCCCTAAAGAAATTTACACCTGACCTAGCTAAAGAAACACAAAAAGAAATGGCTAGTTTGCTTAAACCTGTAGTATTTAAGGCTCGTGGCTTTATCCCATCCAGCGCACCGCTATCTGGTTGGGGTAAAGCAAAGGGCAATACTAGGTGGGTATGGGATGGTAGAGCTGCTAGAAGCGGCATAGGTTATAAGACCACACCTAGCAAGGTAAACCGATCAGGCTTTAGATCATTATCAAGAATTGTAAATGCATCGATGTCTGGCGCAATCTATGAAACTGCTGGCCGTGTTCACCCTAATGGCCGTGAGCAGGGATCATCATTTATTGTGCAACGCCCCGGCTATAACCAAGGTGCAAATATTGTAGCTAATGGCCCTGGTCAAGGCCGCAGCCGTAACCCGCAAGCGGGATCAATATTTATACAGGCTATTAACCAGTACGGCTTAATCGTAGATGCTAATAATCAGACAGGCGCAGGCCGTAGATCACGCAAGATGAAAGGCCGTGCAATCTTTCGTGCGTGGAAAGATGACGGCGGCAAGACTAACGCAGCTGTTATTAAAGCCATTGAGGAAGCCCGGGATAAGTTTAACAAGGCTGTGGGGTATAACTAATGGCCATTGATCCATCAGTAAAGATAGATATTGCCGCTGAGTTCACAGGCAAAAAAGCCTTTGACAAAGCAAGCAAGTCCACATCAGGATTAGAGAAAAGCGTAAAGAATTTAGCAAAAACTTTTGGCGTAGCTTTTGGTGCTACTGCTGTAATAAATTTTGCCAAGTCATCGGCTAAAGCATTTATAGAGGATGATAATGCTGCACGATCATTAAGCGTGACAATTAAAAACTTAGGACTTAATTACGATAACAATACAGTTATTATTGGTCGCTTTATTGATAACTTAGAACAGCAGACTGGCGTACTAGATGATGAGCTACGTCCTGCCATGGACAGGCTACTCAGGGCTACGGGATCAGTTAGCAAGTCACAAGAATTATTAAACCTATCTTTAGATATTGCAGCGGGCACGGGTAAGACAGTTACCCAGGTATCACAAAGTTTGCAAAAGGCTTACCTAGGACAGACTGCAGCTGTCGGTCGTTTGGGCGTAGGTATATCTAAAGCCGAATTAGCCACAGGTAAGTTTGAGGATATACAACAAAAATTAACTACTTTGTTTGCAGGCCAAGCATCAAGTGCCGCTGAAAGTTATGCCGGACAAATGGCTAAGTTACAAGTAGCTGCTAATAATGCTAAGGAAACTATAGGCGAAGGCTTAGTAGATGCTTTAAAATTGCTTAGCGGTGATACAAGCATAGACCAGTTAAACACAGGACTAGAGCAAACTTCACTTTATATTGCCGACATTATTCGCGGCATTGGCGTATTTATTCAAAAATTAAAAGAGATACCAGTAGCAGGTAAAGCCTTCCAATTACCTTTAGATGCTTACGTCCAGGCTATTCCAGTAATTGGCGCGTACATAAGCATCCTTGCCAATATGGGCTCAGAGATGCGCTTACTTAATAATCAGGCTGGCCGTGCCTTTACTGGTGGATCAGGTGGCCCTAGTCGCGACTTTGTAAAAGAACGTGAAGCAAAAGCGGCCGCAGCTAAACTTAAAGCAGACAAACTATCTGCATCTAATAAAATTAAAGCCGATAAACTAGCAGCTGCCAATAAAGCAAAATTAGATAAAGCCGCTGCTGTATTTGAAATACAAAAAATTCAGATAGCCGCTGCGCTAAAGGGAAAGATAAGCGAAGAAGAAAAAACACGTTTACTACTTATGCAGGCTATTGCAGATGAGGATGCTGATAAAGCTGAGAAATTAACAAAGAAGTTAGAGGAGATCCAAGCAAAAAATGCCAAGATTGCTGCCGATCTTTTAGCAATCGGTGAGGCTAAAGATCCGTTTGCTACATGGGCAGGCAGTTTAGCTTTAGCATTATTAGAGCTTGGTAAATTTAACAAAGGCATAAAAGATATTCCTGGTTTAGTTCCGGGTGTCAATTTTAATCCTGCGCAAAATGCAGATCGTAACTACGATACTAAAACTGCTGCTGCCGCTGCTGCTGCCGCTGCTGCTGCTCTGGCTGCCGCTGCAGGCGGTGCTGGTACTGGTGGCGGTACAAGTATTTTTGCAGAGGATGACACCATTGATGAAATTTTGGCCAAGGTGGAAAACGCTGCCGCTGCCGCTGCTGAGGCTGCTGAGGCTGCCGCTGCATCTGTCGCAGAAACGCAGGTTGCGGTAGATGCTTTGGCACAATTTGGCACAAATAGCATGCCTGCCGCTGGTATGAATTTTAACCCTTACCAAAGTAGAGATCGTAATTATGATGCTGGATATAGTAACCAAGCCCCGTCTATTACTATCAATATCGAAGGCAACGTATTAGATGGCGATGATTTTACTAACAAAGTAAACGATGCGCTACTAAATGCTAATAGGCAGGGTTTGCCACGCATAGCTGCCGGATCTTTATTGGAACTTCCTTAATGACAGTCCCAGTTATTAACGCGGTCATTAACTTTTCTACTGGCCCTAGTTTCGCACAGGCCTTTATTATCGGAGAAGGCATACTCGGTACTAACGTATTGGCAGACTCAGCTGCAGTTATCGTAGATGTAAGTAACGTAGTAGATAGCGTAAGCATTAAGCGCGGCCGTAATGCCCAGGCAGATGAGTTCCAGACAGGCACGCTAACCCTGCGCATCGTGGATCAGAACGGCGACTTTAATCCGCAAAACCCAAGCAGCCCCTATTTTGGCCTGTTAGATCCGATGCGTAAGGTATCTATATCGGCTACTTATAGCGGAACTACCTACCCTATGTTCTCAGGGTTTATTACTAGCTATACAACCACTACGCCTAAGAACGCTACCGATGTAGTTTATACAACCATACAAGCCGTAGATGCCCTAAGACTGGCTCAAAATGCCCAGATTGCTACAGTTACAGGGGCAACAGCTAGCGATCTAAGTGGCACAAGAATTGACCAGATCCTTGACCAGATTGCTTGGCCAGAATCTATGCGTGATGTAGATGCAGGTTTAACTACTATGCAGGCAGACCCCGGCACAGCTCGTACATCCCTAGCCGCATTACAAACTGTTACCAATAGCGAGTACGGCGCGTTCTACGTTGATGCATCGGGATCTTTCGTATTCCAGGATCGATCAGTAACTACGGCCAGCATCGGCGGCACACCTACAGTATTTAACGACAACGGCACAGATATTGGCTATTTCAATGCAGTCTGGCGATTAGATGACACCTTAGTATTTAACCAGGCTAACGTGACCCGCACAGGCGGCACAGTTCAGACTGCCATTAACGCAGCTAGTGTCGAGAAGTATTTTGCCCATACTTACAATATCCAAAACTTACTGATGCAAACCGATGCAGTAGCCCTGGACTATGCCCGTGCATACGTTGCAAGCCGTGCCGAAACCAGCGTTAGATGCGATGCGATCGAGCTAGACCTTTACACAGATAACTACGCCAATGGCATCGTAGCTGCGCTTGATCTTGAATTCTTTGACCCGGTAACTATTACAACTAACCAACCTGGTGCATCTACCCTTACAAAGACCCTGCAAGTTTTTGGCGTGGCTCATAACGTTACCCCGAATAAATGGCGCACTACCTTTACTACACTTGAACCTGTTATTGACGGGTTTATTATTGGTAATGCTAACTATGGAATTTTGGGAACTAACGTACTTTCATACTAAGGAGAAATAAATGGCAACAGGATTTCCAGCAGTAACGGGTGACGTACTCACTAGCGGCATGTTTAACGGGCTAGTGGCATTTACCCTAAATGCTCAAACTGGCACTACATATACAGCGGTATCAACCGATCAATACCAAGTGCTAGTAACCATGTCTAACGCATCGGCTAACGCGTTTAAGATACCTACTAATGCATCGGTAGCCTTTGCTGTCGGTACAGTTATTACAGTTATGAATATTGGTGCAGGTACTTGCACTATCTCAGCTGTAACTAGCGGTACTACTACTGTGCTAAGTGCCGGTGCTACTGCTGCATCACCAACACTAGGACAATATAAGTCTGCAGCTTGTATTAAAACTGGCACAGATGCTTGGTATGTAGTGGGTGCAATCGGATAATGTTAAATACTATTGTCGGTATCATAAATGCAGTAGCCAAACCTGTTGTAACAGGCGGCACTTTATCTACCTCTGGTGGCTTTAACTATCGAGTATTTACTGCTGGTGGCACACTTGGAGTATCGGGCGGCACTTTAATATGCGATGTATTAGTTATTGCTGGCGGTGGCGGCGCATCAACTCAATTCCCTGGTGGTGCTGGTGCAGGTGGAGTTTGCTATCAAGAAAATAGAAGTGTTACTTCCAATGTAAATATCACAGTAGGCGGTGGTGGTGCTGGTGCTGCCAATAACTCATTTCAAGGCGGTCAAGGATCAAATAGCGTATTCGATACGATCACAGCATTAGGCGGCGGCGGTGGATCATGCATTAACGTGTCAGGCGGTAATGGAGTAGCAGGCGGTTCAGGATCTGGCGCAGGATTTAACTCAACTACTGTGGGCGCAGCTACGCAGGGCAACTCAGGTGGCGCAACTGGATATGGTAACGCTGGTGGTGCAGGATTAAATTCTGGTAATCAACCATCAGGCGGTGGCGGCGGTGCTGGTGCAGCAGGTGCTGCTGGCGCAGGTTCTGCCGGTGGCGCAGGTGGAATTGGTAAAAATACTTGGAGTGCATGGGCAAGTGCAACAGGCACAGGCCAGTCTGGTTACTACGCAGGTGGTGGCGGTGGCAATATTGCTACAGCTGGCACTTATGGTGCAGGTGGTTTGGGTGGCGGTGGCGCAGCTGTTCTAACAAATGGCACAGCAGGTTTAGCTAATACTGGCGGCGGCGCTGGTGCAGGCGGCAACCCCGGTGCAGGTACTGCTGGCGGTTCAGGCATAGTAATTGTGAGGTATGCAGCATGAGTCATTGGGCAGAAATTAACGATAGCAACATAGTGTTGCGAGTACTTGTAGGCGATAACAATGAGCCTGATGAAGGCCAAGCTTTTATGGAGTCACTTGGCGGTACATGGGTAAAAACAAGTTACAACGGCAATATACGCAAAAACTATGCTGGCATTGGTGATACCTACGATGCAGTTAGAGATGCGTTCATATCGCCTAAGTGTCACGTTATAGCGCAGCTAGATGAAAACACTTGTAGATGGAATTGTGCAGATGACATCCATAAGTTATAACGGCTGGCCAGCATCTAAAGAGGTTGAGTCAATCCGTATCAAGTCTTACCCAATCAAGGGTACAAAGATTAAGCTGCGTTGCGCCTATTTTGCTGCACCTTTATTGGTTGCCTTTGCTGAGCAGTTTAATGAGCTGATCGAGCCGATTGATGGCGGTGCGCTAGATGACTGGGGCTACTGCTATAGAGATGTTAGAGGCGTACCGGGCAAGTTAAGCAATCACAGCAGCGGTACAGCCATTGACCTTAACGCGACTAAGCATCCGCTAGGCAAGGCTGGCACGTTCCCAGCTGAGAAAATTCCAATGATCCAGGCATTGACTAAGAAATATGCTCTTAACTGGGGTGGTAATTGGACTCGAAAAGATGAAATGCATTGGGAATTGGCACTAGATCCGCTAAAGACTGCCAAGCGAATAGAAAAATTAGGGCTGCAGTACCTATAAACAATAAGGGCATTTAGGAGTACAACCATGAAAGAACAATTACTAGCTGCTGGCCTGTCCTATTTAAGACATGCTGGAACTTGCGCAGCTGCGCTTTACATGTCTGGGGTTACTGATCCTAAGACCCTGGCTAATGCTTTCATCGCTGGCCTTATAGGGCCTTTATTGCGTGGGCTTAACACATCCGATAAAACTTTCGGCGTTAAGTAATGACGGCCGCCCAGTCGCTATTAGCAATAGCCATAGGTATCTGCACACTTATGGGGTTTGCGGCTGGGCTGGTTCGCCATCTAGTTAAGTATTACCTAAGCGAATTACGCATGGACAATAACGGCGGCCATAACCTACGGGGTCGCGTGGATCGCATAGAGGCCAAGGTTGATTCGATATACGAGATGTTATTAACGCGTTAGGGCGTGTCGGTTATTGACCGCTGTCATACCCAGGCTTTACCCTTTATTTACACGTTAGGCAGGGCTACCTAATTGGTTTAGCACGGCTTAACCCAAACAAGGGCGAAGTAAATGGATATAGAAAAAGTAGCAGTATTTGTAATAATGGTAAGTATTGCTTGGTTTATTGTAGGTTGGTCAGTCGGTTACAAAGAAGGCGTAAAGGATGGCTACAATCGTGGCCGCGCAGCTGGTATGCGTGTCGCTAGTGATCGTGTGGTCAAATAATGGCCTTTGACCTAAATAATTATGAGGATGTGAACAGCCGCATTAAGCGGTTTAGAGAAACCCATATCTCAGGCAGGATCATTACTGAGATCGTTGAGATAAACGTAAAGGATGGTTATGTAATCATCCGTGCCAGCGTATTCCGTGAGCATGAGGATGTAGTACCGGCGGCCGTAGATTATGCCTATGAGCTGCGTACTGATCGAGGCGTAAACAGGGACTTTTGGATCGAGAATTGCAGCACCAGCGCAATCGGTCGAGCCATCGGGTTACTCATGCCAAGTGATGCAAGGCCTACGCGTCAAGACATGGAGAAGGTAGAACGTTTAGCG